CTTCTAATTTTAATTAAAAATCCCTTTTGTTCTAATTCTTTTTTAAGTTTTTCCATTTTTTGATTGTTTTTAAAATATAAAAGTGTTTTTATTATATTCAGATTATTTTCTTTGTCAAGTTTTTTTTCTTATTTTTTATCTTCTACTTCTTGTATTTTGAAAACTCACTTAAATCATCAAACTTCTACATAGCATATACCATCTCAAACTTTTAATACAAGTTCACTATCTTTATCTAAAAAGTTTAATATCTTGCTTAAAACTTCTCAACCAATATACACTGGCTTATTACAATTTACTTCTCATTTTATTACTTTCTTAAAATTTAATGCCTTTTTTTTCGTTCACATTTCTATTGTCTTTTCTGGCTCTATTAAGATATTCCCATTCTCTTCTTTTATAACAAAAATAGGTAAAGCAACTTTTACTATTTTTTTTATAAAATTTCTCACTTTTAATAAATCTTTTGCTTCTATTCTATACTCTCACTTTATCTCATTGTTAAAAAAATTTTCATATTCTGGAAAAATTGCTTCATTGATAAATCAAACAAATATATCTCATCAATTTTTTACATAAAATTTATCATCTTTTACTCACACTTTCTCTGTTTTGTCAAATATCCTCATTAATTGTTTTAATCATCTTATCCCCAAAATATAATTTCACTTCCAGTTTAAATCATAATCTTTATACATCAATAAAAATCAGTCTGTTGCCACTAGTCTTAATTTTCAATTAACCTCCTGAAAATAAATTCAAGTAAAAACTAAATTTATTCAATTTTCATCTGCTACATTACATAGTCTATTTATATCATCATAAATCAAACTTAAATCCACATCAAAATATTTTACTAATTCATCATTTACTTCAAATATACTATTCACAACTCACTTTTTTATTCTAAACTCATCATTTAATTGTTTAATAACTAAATACCCACCTTCATCTAAAAATTTCGCATCATCTTCCACATAACTTAATACTTCCTTCAAAATTCTTCAATACGATCAATCAGGCAAATTTAATTCCAATAAAACCATTTCATCTCATTTTCATACAATATAAGCTTTTCAATTTTTAACTTTTAGTAAATCCGTTAAACTAAAAGCTTTTACTACTTTCTGTTTCATTATTTGATTTTTTAAATATATAAAAGCAATCTTATTTTAATAAATTCAATTTCTTTGTCAAGACTTTTTCAATTTTTTTATTCCTAAATCTTCTATTATCCAAAATAAATTTTATCAATTTAACTTCATCTACAACTTTTCACTTATAAAGGTAATCTAATATTTCCTCATCAAAAACTTTAAAAGTATACAAGTAATGCATCTTATATTCTTTTCAATTCCACTCATCTAACTTTTTCAAAATTTCCATACTTTTCCTAAACTTCTTATCCTTCTTATACAAATAGTCATCAATTATTTGTCTAATCAATCATCTATAACTAAACTTATATTTTTCTTTACTCCTCTTCACTGCCTCTTTATCTCTATGCTCCATCTTATATCTACTTTCACACTTACAACAATAACTATTATAGTAAACCTTTCATTTATAGTATCTCTTATGAAAGTGATTTAAAGTTAACCACTTACCACAAATTTTACATTGTTTCTTATTTCATTTTATTTTACTTTTTCTTGGCATTTCTACAATTTAAATGTTAAAACCTCTTTTTCTTAATCTCTTTATCATATTTTCTATATTTCTTTCATATTGTCATTTTTTTTGATAAACTTCCTCCTGTATCTTTTCAACTGCTTTTCTTAAATAACCAGGTAATGTTAAATACCATTTTTCAAAATCACTTGATGGCTCATATTTTTCCACTTTCATAACTAAATCTGTCTTTATTATTATTCACTCAATCTCTATAAATTTTTTTGTCTCAAGTGCTTTCTTTAAATAATCTTTATACTTTTCTGGAGTTGTCACCGTTCATATCTTACCATCTATATCCTTATAATACACTATAAGCATCGGCTCATATTTCTTGATTTGATACATATTTTATTAGTTATTAAATAAAGATTTAATATTTTTGTTTTTCCTCATCATCATCTTTCAATTGCTTCTAATAAAGATTTATACCTTATTTTAATTTGCTTTATTATCATCGTCTTTATTTTAAAAATTTAAAAACTTGGTATCTCATTTTTCTTTGCCTTTATAAACTCTGATCTTGCTGCTTGTATAAGTGTAGCAAGTTCATAGTATATCTTTTTAGGTCAGGATATTTTAGGAGCATAATATTCATTTTGACTCACTATCTCTAGTAGCATTCTAAACCAATCTTGCCACCTATATTGTCAACTACTAACTGCTTTTACTTTCTTTATTTTGTTTAAAAGAAGTTTTCAATAATATCTTTGCTCTTTTTGAGTTCCATCTATAACACCATCATTAAATTCTTTTATAATCTCCAAAAGCTCATTTATCTCTGGATTTCCATATTCTTTCTTTTTATTTCTTACTTCTTTTATCACATTTTTTTGATTTGTCAAGTCCGCGGCGGCTTCTTTTAAATTTTCTTGCTCTATTTTTATAATAGGTTCTGTTAAAATTTTAGACGAAGTTTTTTTTGAAAAAGTAGCACTTTGTGTCTCATCTTTATAAGATGAGATATTATTCTTTTTATTATTCTCTTTTATATTATTCTTTTTTATCTCATTATTTGATGAGGTGTGGAATTCATTATTTGATGAGGTGGTGAATTCATTATTTGATGAGGTGGAGGTTGATGAGATGGGGATCTCATTATTTAATGAGGTGGAGGCTAAAAATATTTTTCTTATCTTTCATCATCATACTACCGAATATGTTTCTCTTCTTATTAAACCAACCTTTTCTAATTTACTTAAAGCATTATCTATACTTCATTTACTTGCTCTTAAAATTTTTGCTAATTGCTCACTTTTGAAATAAAATCATTTATTTTTCGTTTTATTGTAAAATCTTATAAATCCATATACTAATCACTCTAAAGGTGTAAGTTTATACCTTTCTACCTCCTCAAGATAAAAAGGTATAAATTCTGGGCTAAATATTACCTTATCGTTTGTCAATTCCATTTCATTTTTAAGTTAAAAAATAAAACACTTTTATTATAACTAAGTGTTTTTCATTGTCAATTTTTTTTCTAAATATAGATTTATCTGTTTTTTAGGTCAATTAACAACTTCAAAAATATAATCATTATTTCAAAATCATAAAACATATTCTTTTCTCCCAAATTTAAAATAAACATTTCATTTAGTTTTTATTTTACCACCAAATTTTAAAGTTTCTGCTACTTGTTCAACCAAATCTTTTCCTAGTAATATAATTTTAGTTCAATCTGGCATTTGTAAATACCAGCTTCCAAAAAATCTATCAAATTTTAATTCTACTTTTCTCATAGTAATTCATTTACTGTTAAATAACCCATTTGTAAAAGAATATTTCTAACAAGCCGCACAGGCACTAATACTCTTTTTCATATTTTATACACTTCATTTACATCTACTTTTCTCTCTAACAAAAGATTAAGTATCTTTTTCGCTAATCTAGGTTCTAAACTTGCTACTTCTATGTATTTTATATCATCTCTCATCACTATCTTTTTTAATTCTTTTGCGTTTATTTTCTTTTTAACTAATTGGTTGGCATTTTTTACTATCATATTTTCTTATTACGTTATCATCTAAATATTTTCTAACAAGTTGTTCTACCCGTTGTTTACTTTTATTAATAATATTAGCAGTTTCTTGATAACTTCAAGTTTCTACAAATTTTTTTAAAATAAAAAGATCCTTCTGTAATCAAGTTCAATAAAATTGTAATTTTTCTAATTTTCTTATAGTTTCCTTTATTTTTTCTATTTTATCTTTAGGCACCGTTCTCATATCTCACTTTTAAGTAAATAAATTCTCCTTTTATATATAATCAAGTTTTTATCTTAATCAAGCTTTTTTTAAAAAGAAATTAAAATAAAAAGAGGAGTTAATAACTCCTCTAATCAAATGCTATAAATTTAGTTAGTATTTCTGTTTTATCTCATTTTTTCTTTAAATTAACAATCCATCATCAAATAGTATTTCATAATTTATATCTTTTAGCAAGTAGATTTTCTCTCAAAAAAGCACCTGGCAAAAAACTATGTATTCATCTATACATTAAATAAAGACTATCGTGATAATGTCACAATATAAAAATATCAGGATCGTCTCATTTATTATAGTTCTCTAAATATTTCTGCAATTTATAACTTTTCGCATAGGCTTGACTTCATCATCAATGCTGCAAATCAATAATAAATCAATTTAATATAATTCTTCAATTGTAAAATCACAAATATTCTAAATCTTTTCTTAAATTACTTATAAGATTTGCTATATTTATTCCCACTTTCTTTAGCCAACTTTCATCGTGATTTCATAAAATATAGTAAGTTTTTCAGTTTTTTAATTTAGGATAATGTTTTTTTATTACTTCAATTTGTTCTTCTAAACTATGTTCTTTTAACTCAAAAACTTGTCATTTATAAACATCAATTCAATCTGTCAAATCTCATCAATGTAAAATCGTTTTTACTCACTCATTTTCTGCTATTTCATAAAATCTTCGTAATTCTTCAATAGCACATAGTTTATTTCCTAAATGTGTATCACTTATTATTCCAATAACTATTTCTTTATCATCTCATAAGTTTATCTTTTTACTTCATCAACTCTTTAATTCCTTCCACTCTAGCAATTCTCTTAAATTTTTTAAATTTAATCATTTTTTTCTTAAAAATTTTAGTAGTTTTTTTTCTTCTTTATTAATTTCTTCTTCTTTTAATTCTTTTCATTTTCTAAACCAATATCAAGCTTGTCTTTCAGACAAAACTATTCATAACTCTTTTTGTATTAAGATTTTAAATTGCTCTATTGTTTTTATATCTTCTTTTTTTAGTAAATCCAAAATTTGTCTCTTTTCAGAGTTATTTAATTTCATTATATTTTTTTTAACAAATTTAAAAAAAAGTAAAGTAGTTTTATACTACTTTACTTCTTATTCATTCTTTCTAGCATTCTAAAATTTCACAAATCTATTAACATTCTTTGAATAATATCTTGGTCGCTTCATTCTACATAATTATTAAACAAAGGAAAGATTTCAGGATATTTTTCTATTGCTTTTTGAATTTCTTGCTCCCAAGCATATATTATTCATCTTTTTGATTGTTCTACCTCCTCTGGCTTTCTATGTGGAATATTTAGTTTCTTTGTCATTTTTATATATTTTTCAGGAATATAAAAATAAACATACTTAAAAAATACTCAATTTTTCTTTAAAGGTTCTAAATTATCAACTCTATAATAATTACACTTTCTTCAATAATAACTATCTACTATATAAACTGCAAAATCCTTTCACTTATACTTACTAAAATTTTTATCTCATCATACAAAATAAATTGCGTGTCAATAACTAAAATAACTCAATTTTTTAACTTTATTGATTATACAATCATCTTGCATATCTCTTCAGTATTCTTTGATATTTCATCTATATCATCATTCTGCCATATATCATTTTTTCAACAACTCATAAAATAAATCACTACATAATTCTACTTTAAAAGTTTTAACTTTCTTATCTGGATGTTTATTGTTCCACCAATTTCTATCAAGATCCACTCATTTATAAATATACCATCATACTCAATCTTTAAAAGGAGGTTTATCTTTTCTTGCTACATCTACTTGCTCTAAAATCTCTTCTTTTGTAAATTTATATCCAAAGTAGTTTGATAAAATACCATCTCAACTAATTATCGTGCAAATACTATTATTAATGTAATATTGATTATATTGAATTTTATAATCCCAAAAGTTCTTTTCAATAATAGGTAATTTTTCTAAATCCACTCACTTTCATTCAAATGTCCAATCTCACTCTCAATATACTTCTATCGCACCAAAATATCAAGGTATAGGCTCTTTTAGTAGTTCTTTATTTTTTTTGAATTCAGCCATCGCTATTTTTAAGTAATTTTATAAATATTTTTACATTATCATATCATCAACTTGCTGCTATTCATCATAATATTCAATAAACTACTATTTCTGATACATTATTAAAATATCATACTACATTATTTGCTAAAAAACTAACTATTACTCAAAAAATAATAGACAAAATAGGGTAAATACAACTTTCCTTAACCATTCAAGTCTTTTTGATTATCTCTATTATTGTTCAAGTTAATGTTGCTATTGCTGTTATTATTATCATTTCCATAGGTCTTTAATTTATCTTGTAAAAGATTTTTACTTACTTCTTCAAATTTTTTAAATCCTTCATTATATCAATATCAGAGTATTTTACTTATTCTTTCTAAAAACTTTCTTTCATATTCATTGTGTCATTCTCATAATTTAAGAACATTCCATAAAACGCTTAATATTTCAGTTATAAGAGCTAGTCAATATAAAGCAATTAATAATCATCAAAGCAAATAAATAATTGATTGGAATTTAGTCGCTAATACTCATAACGATAAAGTAGCACCAAACAATATCAACCACATAGTTAGTTTTCTTACAAATCAATAATACAAAATTTCACTTCTCAAAATCTTCATTTTAAATGCTAACAACAATCAAACTATCATATCGAAAACCATAAAAGTTAATAACAAGATAGCGAATATAAAAATAACGTCATATCAAAATATTGTTACAACGACTTGTCATCAAAAAAAACTTATCAACAAAAGACCTCAATCAATTTTTACTCACATTGTTTTTATTGTCATCGTTGTAAATAAAATTTAAAATCTAAATATCATTTTCAATCATCATTTAAAAATAAATTATTTCATAAATTCATCTTGCGATCAAATACTATCAATTTCTGTGTGTCGATCTAGATACAATACTGGTAAATCAGCGTTCCAAGTATCTTCAGCATCACTTCATAATCTTTTTATTTCTCAAAATACCACTTGCGATAAACTATTAACAGTATCTATTCTACCAAAATTTAACAGCACGTGTCTACCTTTCATATCTTCTGTTATAGTAAATACTCTTACTTCTTCTTTTAATTCTTTATTTGAAGATCATACACTAAAAGAAGCAACTCAATCAGTAATAATTTCAACTGGTATTACCATTCGTTTAAATTTTAACTTTATATCTCAAGTAGGAGCATCTGGCGGTATATAACTATGAATATGAAAAGCACATTTAGAACCATACTTTATATCGTGTGTGAATTGAGTAAAAAAATGAACACTACTATCTTGTCAAGAAGGCATTGCTTTTGTTGTTAATATAGGAGTAGATGTTTCCACAGTTACATCATAATTATTAACTGGTATTCAATCTATTCTTATTTCAGTATTGTTTATATTAGTAGTTCAATTGTTTGTTATTTCTACAGTATATGAACCATCAGCATTTGAAATTACATTTATTGAAAGTTGACTTTCATCATAATATTTTCTAACACACACATAATCAACTCTCAAAGGATTAGCACTTGTATCACTATCACAAAACCATTGTAATGGTCAAGTAGAATAAGAAAGCGAAGAAGTAACAGTTTTATTTACAGTTTTATTAGTAAATTTTATATGTCAACTTTTTAATATAACTTGATATTCATTCCGAGCATTACCTTGTTGGGATCAACTTGGATATGTTATTCCTGTCGATATTGCTTGCGTTCAGCTTCATCTATCAGAAATAAAATATATATTTCATACTTTAAAACCTGAGTCAAAATCATAATTTCAAGAATACATATTCCATTCTATAATAGCACCGTCAGGTATACTTAACACACTTTTAGGTCAATATACATTATTTCAACCATTTACCCTTAAAACACTTCAACTTATAGACGAATTTTGAAAAATCCACTTACTTGTATCTTGAAAATCAAAATCATCATACAAAGTAAATACAGCATCATTATTAGCAGAAGTAGATCAAGGTTTAAAAATTAATTTTACACTTTTCCCTGCTTGTATTGATAATTTTGTCCGCACAGCATTTTTATAAACTCAATAAGGTATTGTTTGTTGAAATACTTGTTCTGCAAGAGAAAAATTCACACAATTAATAAACTCAATCCTATTACTTGTTTGGTCATTTCGCACAGTAGCACTATCTACAAGTCTTAAACTTCCATCTGGTGCTTGAACTAGTCAAGGTGGTAATCATCAGGTTATTTTTGCAGATTGTAAAATTCTAATTATTTCCGATATTCATAACATTTTATTTATTTTTAATTACTAAAATTACAAATAAGTATAAGTTTCTTTTTCTCATCGTTTATATTTAAATTCAGCTTTTCAATCAGCAAATTTCTTCGCAATTATTTTTCAATTCTCATTATACTCATATTTCATTATTATCCATTTAGCTTCATTTTCAGCAGTTCAAGCAGGAGCATATCAAGCATAAATCATATTCCCACTATCATCATAATCAATTCTTTCTGTTAAATAAAGAGAAACTCAATTTTTTACAAGTTCTAATAATTCTCTTTCATTATATACCATTTTTTGATATGTTAAAATTTAAAATTATTTTTATGGTCTTTCAATTATTCAAATTAATTGATCGTCTTCATAAAGTAATATTGTATACAAATCAGCTCATTCTAATTCATTCATATACAAATACTCTCTTATTTTTGAACCAAATTTACCACTTATATTTATACTTCACTCTACAAAATCATTATCTATTACCTCATCTACAAATATAAATGTCTGTCAATCAATACTATAATAATACTTAAACTTATTTCAACTAAATACTACTTTAATCGTTATCCGTTTAGAATTTACAAAAGCTCAATCTCCAATATATTCTACTCAAACATTATTTTTTTTGCCAAATCTTAAATTTCAATTTACAAATTCTATAAAATATCAATTTCACGAATTTTCTCTAAATGTAATTTTTACTCAGTCAGTTATAACTGCTTCCAATATTCAATCATTTACAATAAATTCAGTATCTGCTGGTTCAAAATAAGCATCATCCTCCAAAAAAACAATATCATTCAATCAACCTTCATAATCAACAAATCAAATTGTTCATACAACATTATAAATCTCAGACAAAGGCTGTATAGCAGTAGTTACATAACTTCACTCAAATTCTATCTCTCCTCAATTATTTTCTATCTCCACTATTTTAATATTACTCCAATCAGGATTTCATACTTGATTTATATTTCATCTCTGTATAGTAAAAATATGAGTTCAGATTGTTTTATCTAAACTAATTTCAAAGTAATTACTATCATCTGTCTTATATCTTATATACAAACTTGTAGGTTCACTGATAACATTATAAATCACATAAAAGACATCATTATTAGCTCAACTAAATCAATATTTATAATGAAACAAATCTTTTTCTACTTGTTTACTATAAATTCAATTTCATAATAATGCCTTCTTATTTAAAATTCATTCTTCCTCTACTCATCAAAATGTGCTTCAATCTGTTATAAAAATGTATCTATTTTTAGGAAATTCAAACTTATCTCCTATTCATTTTCTTGTATCAACTCTTATCAACTTACCATCAATATTTTCTGTTTCTGTGATAGTTTGTTTTATAATTTCTACATTTTTTAAATACCAAATTCAATTATATCCTCAATGAAATTTAATAATTCACTCTTGCTGAATTTCTCAATCTACTACCTCATATACTTCTCATTTAATTTCTATTTTTAAACTATCTCAAATTTGTGTTACACTTATATAATTATCTTCTCACATAGTTAAAGGAGAAACTAAAGGTATATCTAACAAGTCTATAACTCAAGTTGAAGTATGTTTCTTTACTATAAGTTGAGTTAAATTATATATAATTATATGGTATCCAGTTCAACTATTTCGTCTTGTATAAATATTTATTTCTGTCAATTTGTAATAAGGTTTTATTACTAAATTAAGCACGAAATCTTTAAATTTTCTTCATTGATTAGTAGGTATAAGATATATCATAGGCTCTGCTCCTTCACTTATAAAGGCCAAATATTCTTCAGTTCAATCTTTCAAAAATGTTACTCATTTATCATTCGTCCATACTCAATTAAAAATATCTAACTTGTGTGCTCTCATCACATCAACTCTAAATACACATCATCAAGAAGTATTAGTAGAAAATTCAAATCTAATCGTATTAATATTATTCCAATCAGGATTTCATACTGCTATAAAATCTGATTTATAAAGTTCTACTATATTCCATCAAGTTCCCACCTTATCAAGAAAATCTGCTGTAAAATAATTAGTATCGTCTGTTTTCATCTGTAAATTACACTCATCAACATTATTTTTGTCCTCTATATAAACTGCAAAATATATTTTAAAATCATCAAAAGGTATACTAACACTTTTAGTAACAAATAAAGTTCAAGTAGTATCTACTCATAAATTTAATTCTCTACTCATTTCATAGATAAAATCTGATGTATTCCAAGTCCCATTATTCCAATTTTCTGTGTCAACAGCATCAAACACATTAATTACATTATTTCTATATTCCTGAAAATCATCAAAAAAAGTAGAAAAAGCATATTCTCAATAAGTAACATTCGTATCACTATATTGTAAATAATCTATCTTTTTTCTTTTACAATCTGCTACATATATAGTTTTATCATCTCTTGAAAAAATATTATTAAAAGAGGTCTGATTTAATCACGAAATAATAGCACTATCTACATAATCTTTTGTAGCATAAGGGTTAGAAGCACTTGGTATTCAAGCTCCTTCAAGAGCATCTTTTTGTTCGTTTGTTGGTAAATTTCTATTTAATTCTTCTGATGTTACTGTTACATCTGTTATATCTTCTAATTTGTGAGTATGTCATTTATCTGATTTCTTATCATCAAGTTCTTTAATAGCTGCTTCCACATTTTCACTCCCCAAACCACTTCCTGTTTTATCAAAAATTACATTTTTACTATTTATTTTAGGACTATCATTTCAATCGTGGGTATGTCAATCTTCAGGATCAAAATGTATTCATTTAAGTTTTATCTTTTGTCTCAAATCTTCAACTATCGTTAAATTTGCTCAAGTTTTATCTATTTTTGCTACAAAAAATTTATTAGTCGTATCCACACTTATATCAAAAATTCAAGCAGTTACTACATTACTTCCTAATTCATTATTAGGCTCATCATTATTAAAACTAAATCAAACATAATAAACTCCATCACTTGTAGGAGCATCTAAAATTATTTCTTCTGTTATCTCTACTCTTAAAATTTGTTTTCTTGGTTCTGGATAATTTTCTTTTATAAAAGTATTATTTTCCTCTCTGAAAAATCAATCTACAACTATTGGCATATAAAAAATTCACTTGTTTATTTTTATTTTTCAATCAGTAGTTACCTCTACTTTTACATCTGAAAAATCAATAGTTTTACTTACTACTCATCAAGATTTATAAAAATCATTTTGAAAAGCAAAAAAATCTCTATCATCGTAGTAAGTTAAAGGACTATTCAATAACACTGCTCTTATCATAGCTATTTGTTAGTAAGTAAATAATTTATTTTTTCATCAAGATGTTTCAAATAATCAAGAAGATCTTCTCTGTATCAATATCAATTTGTCAATTCCACGCTATATTTTTCTGAAAAATTACTATCCACATTCATTCTAATTGCTGTTATTCTATATTGTCAACTTATAATAAAATTTCAATTTTTAATGTTTACATTTACATAATCTCCTAAATTATAATCTTCAAAAATTTTAAATCAATAAATACTTCATACTTTTGGTATAATTTGTAAAGTAGCATATTTTGCTAATTCTCTATTTACTGTTTTTTTCAATGTATCATAATTATTAACTTCATAAAAATATTTAATTCACTCTAACTTTGGAAATCAATTATCTATTTCTCAAATATAATTTATATCATTTGCTATTCATAGTATTCTATTTAATAACTTTCATCAATCTAAAACTACATCAAATCAAACTATATTACTTGTCTCTGGTAACTTACTATCATACAATAATACTATATCTCTTTCAACTCACATAAATCATACATTTAATTTAAAATTCTTATCAATCCAAATATCGTATCAACTGATTTGTCTAATCTTATTTATTCAATAAAGAAAAGTGGTAGGTTTTAAACTTAAAAATAAATACAAATCTGTATCATTAATTCACTCACTTATATAAGTATCATCTATATTATTAACATAATTCAACATATCAAAAACAATATCTCCTGCTTTCACTCAATTATAATCTTTTCCTTCTATTATTCTTTTTTGAAAAAATTTAATAAGTTCTGGACAAGTAATAGTAATAAAATCCTTTTTTATAGAAATTTGCTCTATATATCAAAGAAAAACTTTAATTCGTTCTCATTTACTATTTTGTCTATATAAACAAACTCTATTATAATGTTTAATTATTTCATTAGTAGCATTTAAATCATTTACTGCTACTGAAAAAGTAAGTCTTCAAGTTCAATCTATTCTTATTTCATAACTTAAACTTAATAAATCCCAAAACCACGCTTTAAATTCATTATTTGGTCCTAATATTTCTACCTTATACATTATACTACTGCATAATTATATTTAAAAATTCAATATCAAGTAGGCACTACACCTATTTCAAGAGGATTAGCTCCATCATCAAGTAAATCTATTCTATTATCTCCTGGATATAATCGTAACCATCAACTATCAACACTTAATGTATTTATTAAATTAGTTCAATCATCTTTTACTATTCTATGATTTTTTACATCTATAATAACTTTTTCTCACTCGTTAATTATAGTATTCAATTTCATCTTTACTCAATAATCTATATTATACATCACTGGATTTATTAAAGGTCAATATAACTCTATATAAGGAGGCACCGCAACAGTTCATCAATTAAAACAATTTACTCTTCTTGTGCTAACAGTAGTAAGCACTATAGGTAATTTATTAGACAATCTAACTCCTGGTTGATACCAAGTTCTTTTCACATATTTTATATATTCTTTTTGAGAATAAAAACGAGGATCCGCTGCTTTTACTTGTATAATAAACTTTCTCTTATTTTTCACTTTAAAAGTTTTCTGAAAATCAGGCAATTTATACACTTTAACTTTTATTTTATAATGAAAATCAAGCTCATCATTGTCTATATAAAGCCAATCATATCAATCTTCATCCTGGGTGTATACAGCAGGCAAACTAAATACTGTTTTCACATATTTTATTGCTTCTAATACATCTTTCTCTGTTTTTCCAACGAGAGTTCAAGCAAGAGTAATAACTCTTTTTCATAAAAAAGAATAACTATCATAAATTCAATGTCTTCACATTAAAGGTGTTTCACTATGTCTTACTTCTGCTGTATGTATTCAATCAATTTCTTCTATACTTAATACTCGTTTTCTTTCTCATTTTAAAAATTTTTTTATTTCTTCAAAATCATTTATTACTAATCATTTATAAGTAAACTTATAACTCAACATCTTTCATTTTTTATATTATAAAAGCAACTTACTTTTTAATAACCAATACATTTCCTCTGTCATAGCTCTTACATCAATTCAATCTTGTATAGCATTATGAACCTCTAACTTAACATTATTTACTGGTCTATCTACGAATTTACTAACTATTCAATTTACATTACTTGTAAATCATCAGGTAGCAAATCATTTTCTCATCTTTTCTAAAAGGTCAATAAGTCAAGTAGGTAATAATTTTTTCAATACGTGATTTGGAATTACATATTCTCATTTATGAACTACTCACGCTATTTCGTGAATTGCTCCCCATCAAGTAAATCATCAAGTAGCAAATCACTTTCTACTACTACTTCTTTCATACGCTCTTTTAGCAGCTAACGCACTTCTATATGCCGCAGCAGCTCTTAAAGCCGCACTATACTCTCTATTTAAATAATTAATAACTTTTCTTATTCAGTTTACCCTTTCTTTAATTATTGCTTCTTGTTGAGCACTATATTCATCTCGTTTATTTATCAATTCATTTATTCAATTCAATTCTATATTTATTAATTCTTCCTTTTTTTGTTTTTCCTCTTCAATTATCATAGATACAAAATTATGAAGTTCTTCATATTTATTTTGTAAGAAATTTAATCTTTCTTGTTCTAACATATATTGTTGTTGTGTAAGAGAATATGCTTCAAGTTTCTTTTGGTAATTTTTATCTAAAAGATTATACATAGATTGTAAATTAGTTAGTTGTTTTTCTGTTATTTGTGCTTCTTCATTAGCTTTCTCTACTCTTCAATTTACTATTTTAATTAATCATTGCTCTATTGCTTCTGCTACTTTACTATAAGCTTCTGTTTGTTTTTGAATTTCTTGTTGTCTATTTTGTAGTTGTTGTAAATCAATAGCAGCTTTTAGTTTTATTTTTTGTTCTCCTTCAAATTCTGGTAATTTTGCTTTTGCTTCTTCTATCGTTACTTTTCAAGTCTTCAATCATTGAATAAGTGTATAAAGTTCTAGTTCTTTTTTCAAAAGATTTAATTTCTCTTGCTCTTTTTTAATCTCTTCATCTATTCCTCCATTTTTTAAAGTTTCTTCTATTATTTTCTTCTTTTCAAGTAATTGTTGTAATTCCTTTTGTGCTATTTCTAGTGCTAATTTATCAACTTGAACACTTCTATTTTTTAACTCATTTATTCTATTTTCTATTTCTAATTTTCTTGAATTATAATTAATATTAAGTTTCTCAAGTTTTGTCTGCAATTCTTGTAATTTTTTCTTCTCTTCTGGTAAATTTCAAATAGCTTTTCATTGTTTAATAAGTTCTATCTTTTTCTTTTGTATTGCTATCTCCTGCTCCAAAGCTTCCTTATTAGATTTATAATCCAATTCAAGCAACTTCTTGTCATACAACAAACTATTTATCTCCTCTCTTATCCTCCTTTCTTCTTCTAAACTCTTTGTTGCTTTTCCTCTTAACTCATTAATTTCATTTTCTTTATCCTTTATTTGCTTAATTATTCTTAACAATTCTAACTCTAAAGTTTTTTTATTTTTTTCTATTTTTTCACTTATTTCTTTTTCCTTTTCTGTTATCTGCTCTTGTCTTCTTAAAATCTCTAATTTGTATTCAGTTTGTTTATTAATAGCCTCTATTTCTGCTTTTATTCTTTCTCATTCTGCTTTTAATGTTTGTATATCATTTTTTATTTTCAATCATAAACTATCAAATGCCCTTTTAAATTCATTAACAAGTTGTTTTGTCTGATAAATTGTATCTTCTAAAGCCTTAAAATAGTTAACAAGATCGTAAGTAGTAGCAGTATCTAAATTTTGTAATATTCAACCAAAATTTTTTAACTCATCTACATTATCTCTTAATGTTTTTAAAAGTTCTATAAGTTTTGTCTTTCAATTTTCTGTAAATCAATCTACATTGATTTGTCATTTTTCAAACCATAAATTTAATTTCTGTAGTTGTTCTACATTCAATTTAAGAATATCTAAAACTTTTACTCATCATTGAGTAAGATAATCAAAAGTTTTTAAAGCAAATGTTTTTTGCTCTATCTCATTTATTTTATTCTCTCTTTCTTCTATCTCTTTTAATAAGTTAGCAAATTGTTTAGCATCTGGTATTTTCTTTTTTAAAACTTTTCATACAGATCAAGTCTTTAAATTTCACAATAACTTATCTATATCTATCTTTGGTGGTTCAATTTTTGTTTTTTGTAATTCAGCATCAAAATCTTTTAAAAGGTCTTTTCATATTTTAGCAATATTAACTTTAGAAAATCATTGTTTTAAAGCTTCTCACAATCTTCAGATTGTAGAGTTAGCAAAAGCTTTCGTTATTAAATTTCATACTGTTCACATCTTTTCTACATATTCTTCTGCCTTACTTATAAGAGCATCTCAAACTTTTCAAATAATTTTTCTACCTAAATTTATAGCTTCTTGTGCTCCTTCATAATTTCATTTTATAAATCATCTTAACAAAGCTAATCATACCTCTTTACCGCTATTTTGAACCTTTTCAAGTTGTTGTCTATTTATTACTCACATTAAATAATAATATACAGCCGCTTTTCAAGCATCACCCATTCTTATTGCTTCTTTAGCAAATTGTTTTAATTGTATAGTTGTAACGTAATATCAAGCTTGTTTTAACTTATTAAGTGCCTCTACATTTGTTAATCACTCTGCAAGATATAAAGTAGCAAGCTTACCTACATCATTAAATTGTGCTACCTTCTCTTCTAGTCTTACTAACACATCATTTAAAACTCTTCTTATTTGATTATCACTTAATCATTTAGCACTTAAAAATTCTTTTAATCACTCTTTCAAATTATCTAAACTTATCTTTGCTTGTTCTAAATTAGAATAGTTAAAGTCAAAATTTTTGTTTACGAAATTTTCTACAACTTTTTTATATTCTTCTCCAACTTCTTTAATAACTTTTGCCAATTCTTTTGCTTGTTCTTTTGTTAAATCTGTGCTATCAGCAAATTTCAAAAGCTCATTCCTACTTCTACCAACAACATCAAACATATAAGATGTATCATTTACTAACCTCATAATAGCAAGTCTTAAGTTACCTATTCTTTCAGCTTCTTTTATCTCATTTTCTCCTGTAAAAATTCACTTAAACTTTTCCCAAGCACTTCTATTATCCTTTAAACTATTTGTTAGTTCTTCTATTCTTTTGGTAAGTTTTTCTTCTATAATTCATCATAACTCACTTACACTTCATTTTAAAATTTGATTTATTTCAGCAATTTCTTTACTTCTTCTATACCATTTTATAAACTTATAAACTAATACTCATATAGCGGTAGCAACTGCTGTTATGATTGCTCATATCGGAGTAAAAATCGCTAACAATCATCTTATTGCAACTCCAAGTCCTACAACAACTGCTCTTAATCAAGAAAATAAACTAATAAGTAATCATATAAAAGTAAGTCATCTTAAAGCTCCACCAAAATTAATACTTGCTACAGTAGCAAGAACAAAAGCATTTCTAACTGCTATAAGAGTAGCTTGTAATCACAATAAAATTGTATTTACATAACTTATAATTCTTAAAGCTACAAATCACGCAACTAATCAACTTACTGCCGAAATTAAAATAGTAAATGCTTCAGCATTCCTTTCTACAAATCATTTAAGTTCAAGAAAAGCTTGTCACACTTTTCTTAATATAAAAATCAATCATTGTATTCAAGTTTTTACAATATTTACAAAACCTTTAAATTCTTCTGTCTTCATAAAATCAACAACTACCTTTCAAGCATCTACTAATACTGGTATAAATTGTCACGCTAAATCTTGTATCAAATTGTTTAAATTTTGTTTTACTATTTGTAATTGAACTTTAGCACTTTTTAAAGTTTCCTCATATTTTTGCGTAAATAAATCAGTTCTTTGAAAATTCTTACTTGCTGTCTCTAACGCTATATTTAATTTTTCTAATCACTTATCAGTAGAAAGCACTTGTAAAACTCTTATTAAATTTACATCACTTATCTTTAAACCTTTTAGTAAAGCTACTTTTGTTTGATTATCAAGCTTCTTCAAAGCTTCTGAAAATATTTTTATTGCTTGTATTCAATCTTCTTTTAATGCTTTTACAAAATTTTCTCTTAACTCTGGAGCAATTGCTTCTACTACCTTTATATACTGCTCTGATTGAGTTTGTAATTTAACCAAAAATTGAATAATAGGAGTAGAAGCTTGTTCAGCAGTAAATCATAAATCTGTTAGAGCAGCCGCAAGTCACACTATTTCACCAGCAGTAGCATTAGCATTTCTTGCCGCAGCACCAAATCTTAAAGCCATAGCAGCAATATCATCTACAGTTGCCGCAGTTACATCTGTTACCAAAGACATAGAAGCAGCTAAATTTTCTGCCTCCTCTGTATTTAATTGTAACACATTCAATAATTTAGCAAATCTACTTGCAGCTTCATCAGCATTTCATCAAGCAAAATCAGGTTCAAGTGTCATAATCTTTTGAAGAGTTTTAACAAACATCATCATCTTTTCATTATTCTTGCTCATAGGTATTCACAATCTTGCAGCATTCACTGCCATATCCGCTAAAGCCTTTCTACTAGCACCTGTAGCATTAGATAATTCTGTTATTTGTTTTCTTAATTTTTTTACCGCCTCTTCTGTAGCTCACGCTGCTATTTTAGCTTGGGTTAAAGCAAATTCAAAATCATTTAAACTACTTGTAATTTTTTCAAAAGAAAAAGCAGCAGCAAGTCATATCAAAGTATTTTTTAATTTAGAAAATCATTCTCTTATTTTAGAAACTTCTTGATTAATTTTTTCTATTTGTTTACTTGCTTTATCTACCACAGTAAGTTCTATATAAGCAGATCATATTTTGCCTGTCATATTTTTTATTTAAAAATTCAAAATGCTCTTAATTCTTCATCGCTTGGTTCATTATCATCTAAATTTTCAATTTCTTCTTCTGGTTGTATCCTTTGCTTTATTTCACTCCACCTAGGAATATCTATTTTTTCTTTTATCATCAATTGTGCTATATGTAGCTGTATAAGCTGTGCTAATTGTAATTGCTCATTATATCTATCTTCTAAAATACTATCCACCGAAAATTTTAACCAATCTAATGTTTTACTTAAAATATACTCATCTGTATATCAATAAGCTTTTCTAACTAAATGAAACATATACCATAATTCATTTTCTATTTCTGTTGTGCTTCATTCGCTATTTCAAGCATTCTTTTTATTTCTAAAAAAAGGGTTTGTATATCTTCAAACTCTAAAACAATTCTAACAAGTTTAATAAAATCTGCCATATTAAAATTCTCTTCTATTTCCTTTAATTTTTCTTCATCACAAATTCAATTATTCAAAATCAAACAAATTAATTCATAAATACTTTCTTCTTTCAAACTACTTAAAATCAAAACTATATCATTCGCATCTCATCATTTCTCTACTTTTTTTGCTAATTCTGCTCCAACTTCTTTCAAAATATCTACTATTTTTAAAATAGTTCATAGTTTTAATCTCTTAATTCTATAGATTTTTTGTCAAAATTGTATAATTGCTGTTGTCTTATCAAGAATTGTATCTACTTTTTTTGTCATTTCAATTATGATTATCAATTAAAACTTCTATTTAGTAATATTATTCAACCACAATACTACTAAATAGAAGGGAGGCAAAAGCCTCCTTATTACTATCCTCCTGTTGTGTAAGTTCCATATACTTGGTCTATAATCTTACCAAATCATCATTGTGCTGTATCTACTAACAATGTGAAACTTATAGGAATAAGTGTTTTCTCTCCTTTCTTGTAAGAATGCTCTACATCACTACCATCATACTTTGCTCTATAAAAAATATATAATCTCTTATATTGATAACCTCCCGATTTTCTTTTATCAACCTGAAAAGCTATCATTCTTTCTGGCACTGTATCAGGTGCTTCTATTTTAACTGTTACTTCATCAGGATTTGTAGTAGTATCAACTGATTGATTTCATAACACCCAAGCAAGATTTAAATTGTCTAAATCATTTTCTGCTAATGCTGTCTTTAAAGACATCTTCCATTGAGTAATCCATTCATCAATTGGTCATAATACCTGATCTACTTCCCAACTTTCTTTATCATAACCTCTTGTAATTGTTAAACCACCATCAGTAGCACCTACATCGTGCCATCAAGTAGTTAAACTTCAATCAGTATTAAACACATCTGAAAATTTTGTTGGTATTGCGGTTCAATCATCAGCATAAATTAATCTCGCTGCTCCTCAAAAGATGTTTAATTTGTTTTTTACTATTCAAGCCATTTTTCTTTTTTCTTAAAAAGTAAATAAAAATTAAAACTATAATTTTTATACAATTTCAATTTTTTTTCTCTTTCAATAAGACTTTCAATTCAATAAAATTTTAATAATTTTTTTATCAATTACAAGCATCAATTATATACTATCTGCTGTGTATACTAATATATACAAAAAAACCTCCTTTAATCAACTTTTTTCATCTATTCATTGATTTATTCCTCAATCTATGTCTACCCACTTTATTTTAGGATTATCATAATCATACATTAACTGCTCTATCTTTCTCGCTATCTCAGTAGCTTCTTTTATTGTTTCTGCTCTTACTACAAACATATATCTTATCTTTCAACTTCATTGCTCTCCCACTTCTTTAAATGCTACTTTAGGATAACCTTTTTCATCACTATTTAAAAACTCAGGAATAACTATTTCTTTAACTTCTGGTAAATTACTTTTTAAATACTGATAAATTTCAGTTTGTAAATTAGGATTTAAGATAGTCATAGCTTTTTTTTTAACTTTTTAATAAAAAGCTCTCTTATTTGGGACATACTTCTATCAAGTGCTCTTGCTAAAATTTGGTATCTTCTTTCAAGATAAATTGCATATTCTACATTACTTCAAGTGCTTAACACTATCTCATTTCATTTTTTACTTATTTCGTGTATTCAATCTCAATTTTGTGTAGCAGCTACCCTTTCTCTTGGTATTCAATCTCTTTCATTTAAATTAATACTTGCTCTATATCTTCAAGTCCTCACGTGTTTCTCTAATGTAGTTATTTCTTTAGCCTCTCTTTCAAAAGCAAGAGCTCAATATTCTATACTTTCCTGTATAGCATCAATAATCCTTTTAGAAAAATTTTTATCAAATTTTATCTTTAATTTAGCTTTTATCATATTTTCTTTGCTTTATATTCCAAATATCATAATTCTCATCAAAAATCCCTTATCTCTTTTTTTTTCAAAATAATATATCTTCCTTCATCTACTACATCTCATTTTATAGTCTCTATTCTTTTTACTATACTTTTAAGTGGTAAATCTATATCCAACATTAAAGTAATATCATAAGCATCTTGATCCTCGTTCTTATCTACTTTATTTTCTTCATATAAATAAAATCACTTTCATACTATCTCATTATAAGCAATCTCTTTTTCTCAGTATTCATTCTCTACTCATTTAGTTATTTTATCAATAATAAACTTATATTCTTTAAAATACTTCAACATTTTATCCAAATTGATGTATAAAAGTTTTTAAATCTTTTAATCTTGAAGCAAATGACAAAAAGTTTCACTCATCATTAAAATAATTTTGAATTTCCTTTTCTATATTGTCTGTTTTTTCAAAAACAAAAGTAACTTTTCAATCAACACTTTGTGCGTCTTGCCATTTAAATCATTTAAGCTGCAAATAAGCTACTAAACTCAAATCTCTTGTTTCAATAATATTTTGTGCTTTCTTTTTTGCCATCTTTATCTATTTTAAACAATGTAAATAGTAGCTCAATTAGCTATACTATTCCAAAAATCTTTTATCCTATCTTTATATTTACTTTTTATATCTCAAAATTCAATACTTAATTGTCATACTTTCTTACTTTTTATATTTCATTTCTGCTCACTTTCATAAAATTTATCTTTCACTATTTCACATACTAACAATTTATAATCTTCAGGAATAGTATCAAAATATCAAACATTTCATTTTATTTTAAGTTGTCATCATCAAGAAAATCATACTAACAATTTTATACTAATATCATTAAGCTTGTATCACTCTATATTTTCTTCAGTTCAATCAACATTTACTTTTTTTAATTCTACAAGCTTATTTAATGGTCTATACTCTTCTTTAATTGTTATTATATTTTGTCATTCAACTGGATTTTCTATCCATTCACAAACTTCTTTTAACAACTTGCGTTTTCATATTATCTCTCTTTCTACTCAATCAAGAATTAATTGAAGCTTATCATCATATTCATTTGTAGAAATTCACATAAAAGACTTTACTGTATCTAAACTTACATACATTGCTTTTACTTTAAAAAATAAAGAGAGGCTCCACACCTCTCTTATTCTAACAAACTTAATTAATTTTTCAACAATCTATTTACTTGTTTTCTTTTTATTACTCTTTCATTTATTTCTACTTCATTGTCCTTTCTCTTTTTTTTCATTTTCTACTCATTCTTTTGTCCCCTTTTTGTTTTCTTCTTCTACAACTTCTATTCAATATTTCTTCAACCTTTCTAACATATCTTCTTTTACATCTATATCTTTCACCTCTCATTTAATAAACGAATATATAGAATTTCAAATTCTAATACTAATAGAAGCAAATCTTCAAACATACCTCAATTTCATCTTCTAAAAAGTTATTTTATAAAATTCTAGTAATCTAATGTTGATGTATAAGCAATAGCATCTTTTTCTTGAACAGCCATAGCTACTCTTGTAGACAACACATAAAATATCTCTTGTGTTCTTATATCCTTTTGTTTCTCCATCATTATTTGTCTATAAATACCTACTACAAAATTTTGTTTAGGCATCAAAATAGCCCACTTGTCATCTAAAAATGGCACAGGCACTATTTCAATACCAAAAATTCTTAGATTTTGATTTGTTGTTAATACATTATCTCCTAAATTTGTATTTCTATCTGTCAAACTATCTCTATAATCTTGCTCTGCATTAGCTCAAACAAAATATACTAATTGACTTCTATTTCTTCTATATTTAGTAGGCAACGCTCTCAATAAATCAGAGAATACTTTCTTTGATAATTTTTCACTTGATGTATAAGTTACTGCGTGAGTTCCTCAAGATTGACAAATTTTTTTAATTCAATCCATTAAAGCAAGATAACTATCTGTTGTATTACTTGTATCACCATTTATAGCCAATTCTTCCAAATCATTAGCAAATTGTGCTGCAACTTCCTTCATAATTGTATCTGCTAATTTTTCTTTTTCTACATTATCCTCTAACAAATCATAAGTTAATGAAAAATCTACCATAATTTTTTTAGCTGACAATTCTATTTTATCAGTTCCAATTGAAGTTACTGGTGCAACACTTGATCCTTCAGTTCACGCTCTTGCTACTCTACCTATTAAAATCAATTTAGGTATCTCCATTGTAGGAGCGTTCATCTTAATAGTTCTTGCATACTTCAAAAAAGTGCTTTCGTCAACTACATTTGTAATAAATTTATTTGCTTGTTCTGCATTTAATAAACCTCCTCCTGTAAAATCACTTGTTGCTATTTTTTGTAAAATATCCTTTTGTGTCATCGTTTTTTAATTTACAATTTAAAATAAAACAACTATAACAAGTCAGCAAAAGATATATATTTACTATCAGATTTTTTATCAAGCTGTTGTGTAGATCTTCAAGCTTTTTGTATCATCTTCTCAATTTTATCAATCTTTTCAATATTTTTATTAAAAATAATTTCAATAGCTTTTATCAATTTTTCTTGCCTACTTTCAAGGTCTTTTATACTTACTTTAATTATTTCCTCTAACTTTTCAACTTTTTCTAACAATTCTTTATTTTGTTTCTTCAATTCTTCATATTCAACTTTACTTACTTCTTCTTTATTTTCCTTGTCTTTTATTTCTTCTTCTACTCACTCTTTACTTTCTTCATCATCAACATTATTTGTTTTTTGAACTTTCTCTTCTACATTTTCTTCTCTATTTTCTGTCTCATCATTTTCTTTTCTTTCATCTCATTGATTTTCAACTTTATTTTCTTCTATTTCTTCATTTTTTGTAATTTTTTCTCTATCTTCTATTTCACTTTCTTCCTGAAACGATTTAATTAAATCTTCCTCTTTTATCTCTCACTTTATAAACTTTTTAAGTAAATCTTTAATTCCCATTGTATCTAGATTTAAAGATTTAAAACTTTCTATAACTGCTTCTGGGTTAGCAGGTCTATCTACTAACGAAATCTCAATCAATTCTAATTTTGTTATTCTAAATACTTCTTTTCAATCTACTATTTCATATTTTCAATCTAATACTCTTCATCATATACTAAATCATTTGTATACTCACTCTTTTACTTTTAACCGTGCCTCATCATCTACTATCTTCGCTTTTATATAAACTGCCTTATTTTCATCATCAAATTTATAATCTACTACAGTTCATACTGCTTTTGGTTGATGCATTTCTCTTATGTTAGCAAATTTCATATAATCATCCCAAGCCTCTTTTACAGCTTTATAATCTACTATATCTCATACACTATCTATTATCTCTTTTGTCGCTATTCACCATACTTCTCTTTTTTCTTCATTTTTACTTTTCCCTAAAATAGCTCAATAAAACTTAATCACTTTGTCACTATTCAAATCTTCTCAATTTTCTATCTTCATTAACTCATAATCATTATATATTTTCCCAAATTCTGGTGCTTCTTTTCACATTTCCTCATAATGTTTTTTCAAATGATTATAAACTGCCTTTTTTTCACTTTCAGGAATAGACACTCATCACCTTGCTCATAACAAAGCAGCCATAGCAGCAAACACTCATCTTGGAACTGTCTTAATTTGTCAATCTATTACATCGTGATGTGGTAGTTTATAAGCAGTTACATTTTCTTTTTTATTTTCATCATACCAAGTAAAAAATTCTTTATACTTACTAAAATCAATATTTCAATCCTTATTTTTTGAATATTCTGCCGCGTGTTTTCTTGCTAATGCTCAATCCCAAGCTCTATTCTCATCAGCAAGTGGATATTTTTTGTATTTTACTACACTCATCTTTCTGAAAATACTATATAAAAATTCATAACAATTTTAAATAACAAAAACTAAAAATCAACTTATTTAACTTATCACTTATCTTTTTCTTTTTTATTTCTATCCTTCAAATATTTAAAATATTCTTCAACAACTATCTCTGTTATCTTTGTTATTCTTGTAATCAATTTCTCTAACAATTCATTAACATCTTCTATGTCTACTAAATCTTTTATCTCTCAATTGTTGTATTTTTTCATATAAACTTCTACATATTTAGAAAGCACTTCTTTATATTTTTTCGGCAACTTTCATCATTTTAAATCATAATACAACCTTATAACTATCAACCTTTCCAATAAACTCACTCTCTTACTCAAATCTGCTAATAAATCTTCTAAATCTCATACTTCTTCTGTTATTCTATTCCTTACTATTCTTTTTAAAATTTTCTTATTTATATCTTCTGGATAATCTGACTTATATATCTTTGCTCATCTAGGTAAATCTTTTAAAATTTCTATATTTATATTTTCTAACTTCAACTTATCAACATCTACTTTATCAATAATCACATAAATTAAATACTTTCACATTACTTCTTTATCATATTCTCAAATAACTTTATAAGTTCCTTCATAATTTAATTTATTCCATTCAGGATTTCAGATTAATAACATTATTATCTATGTTTAAATTTTAAATAACTGGCACTATAGTGCATCTACAATTAGGGTGAAAAGGTGGTCTTCAACTATCATCATCAATTCTATATGGATTTCTTTCTGCCTTTGCTTTACATTTACTACAAGCATCTATAGCTGGCAATACATTATACTTCTTTACTCATAATTGTTCATAATAATCTTTTTGTATTCAATTCGCTATTCTATTTGTTTCAGTTCTTGCTATTCAATAAGCTCTTTTTAAAGAATAATCTTCTAACTTACTTGCTATCTCCCTTCTTATTTTCTCATTACTCTTTCACTCAGCAAATCAAAAAATAATAATATCTCTTAAATCTCAATTTATTTTCACTACATATCTTTCTGACAAAAGTTTATAATATTTCGTTATTTTTTCAATAAATTTCTGACTTATTTTATTAGGCTTTGTTTCAATTTCAATACCAAAATTTTCTATATTCTTACTTATCTCTTCAAAAAATTCATCTCAACTTGCAACAAAAAGATAAAAGAACAAATTATAAAACTCATCAGGTAAAAACAATCACTCTATCAAATGAAAAAAATCTTCTTCCATTAACTCTTTTTTAGTTATTACAGATCTATCCATATTTCATAAAAAATCAACACCTCACTTCAATTCTTTATACCTATCATTAAATATCTTTTTCTTTTCTTTAAAAAATTTCTTAAACTCCCTATACCACTTTTTTTCTATCTTATCATATACCTTTCTACTAATAAAAGGACTACTCCATTTTTCTCCTCATTGTCATCAAGACTTTATTATATCAACATATTTTTTTAACTCTTGAAGTTTAGATTGAATAACTTTTTGAAAATTCATAGACTTTAATTTTCATATGATAAAATTTGCTTTATCTGCTAATTTTTTATAAAAGTGCTTCTTTTTCTGCTTCCTTTTCTGCTAAATCCTTTGCTCTATTTAACAACTCACTTATTTTTTGTATTTCATTATCTACTTTTCATAATAACGCTTCTTTTTGTTTCGTCTCTTCTTCAGACAATTCTTTTACACTTATAAGCATCTGTCATAATCTCACAAAATTTTCCTCTGCTCCTGCTAAAGGTTCTCATTTCTCATCTACTAAAATATCTAATCACATCATTTGTCTTGCTTCATTTATACTTATCACTCACTTATCTATCAATTTATTTATCACTTCTGAAATATTTGTCAAATCTCTAAAATCTGGGCTATTAGCCACAAGTTTAGCATTTATTCAAAAATCTTCTCTAATCATTGTTGTAAAAATCTTACATATTTTCTTTTGTAAAGGCACTATTTCTTTTTCATAAAACTTCTTTTCTTGCTCTATACTATTAGCTCTATTAGCATCTTCCACAATTCACAACATTATTGGTGGGACTCCAAAAGCTACGATTACTTCTTTATCAACTTTATCTAAAAGCTCCAAATAACTTCATTCCCTTATACTATCTCATATCTTTTGTATCTTTACCTCTCATTGACTTGTATGTATAACTGGTATAGCATTCCATTTCCTATCTCTTCTTAAATCTTCCAAATAATGTTTTAAAGTTTCTATACTCTCTTTTGTTAAGGGTGCTCATTGAACCACAATAGCAAATTTATTCAAAAATCAACTTTCAAACTCTGAAATATTAAACTCTTCAATATATTTTCTGATTAAATAACTTTTTAATAAAGTTATAGATGGACTCAATCAATACCACAAATTTCAAGGATTTGGTAATTTTAACCATATAACCTCATTAGTAGGCAATCACATTTTTTCATTTAAATCTGGATCGTATCAATTATCTTTCGTTCTATCTTCTGCTCTTGGTAAATATCTATTATACCAAATATACTCCTCTCAAATCTCATCAATCACCTGTATAAATCTTTGTCAAGTTCTAAAATTTTTTCAATCTCATCTAGCAACTCTTATCGTATCGATAGGAATATGATACAACTCTTGCACTTCTCACGTTATAGGATTTCTTACTACTTCAATAGCAGCATTTCAAGTAGTGTAAAGGTCAATAATTACATCATAAATTATCTCCTCAAATGTTTTTTCTGGATTACAATTTTCAAAAAAATCTTTTACTCTTTCCAAATCTTCATCTCTTACTTCTCAATCTGCCACAACACTATATCAATGAAGAGTAGCATTTTTCGCTATTAACTCAATACTCTTATTAGCATAAGTATTAATCTCATAAATTTTTATCAAATCTCTAAAACTATAAGGTGGTTCTATATACAAATCTTTTATTCAAGAAAATTTATTTTTTGTCCTTTCTATCGCTACACTTGAAGTATCAACCTTTATTAAATCTACATTTACTCACTTCATAGCATTCTATTTAACTTATAAAAATTTTTCAACTGATTAAATACATTTTCTAAATCTAATTTCAATTTTCTATTAAATACTCTCTTTATTTTTGTTATATCACACCAATATTTTTCTAAATCTCACTCCCTCCTCTCTACAAATTTATACTCAACATCTCATACAATTTCAATAAATTTATTTACAATCTCTAACACACTTATAGGCTGTCAAGTTCATAAATTATATTCTCATCTTTTCTTTTTAACCTCTGGTAAAACATCTAAATGAAATTTTACCAACTCATTTACATCTACATAATCTCTTAAAGCAGTTCAATCTGGTGTTTCATAATCACTTCCAAAAATTCTAAACACTTTCTTATTTAAATAAGCATCAAACAAAGCAGGTATAATATTACTCTTTCAATAATCTCACAATATTCATCTTGCTCATATCGGATTTCAATATCTAAACACATAATAAGATAAATCATACCTCTTACAAATTCTACTTATCTCAGTATCACTTACATACTTTGTATATCAATAAATATTTTCTGGGGCTTCATTTAAATCTTCCTCTTTTAATTTTCATTCTTTTCAATAAGCAGCTATACTACTTGAAAAAATAAAAGGCACTCTCAACTTTATTGCCAACTTTAACATATTGTGTGTTCATATTATATTTACATTCATATACTTTATCGGTTCTTTTTCTCATTCTTCCACACTTTTCAAGGCAGCAAAATGAAAAATAGCTTCCACGTTACTATCTCCCTCATTTACTAACAATATCTTTTCAATCTCTTTTTCATTAGTTACATCAATATCATAAAATTGCATTTGTCATACTCATCATCACATCTTCTTATAAAAATATTTTAACACCTTTTCATAAATAATTTTAGAATACACACTCATATTATCAACTACAACCACTCTATATCATCTTTCCATAGCTTCATCTGTTAAAATACTACCTATATATCATAATCATCAAGTTACTATTATCGTCTTCATTTTTTACTCATTAAAAATTAAAAAATTACTTAATCAAATAAACTCAACTTCAATCACTAAATCATACATCTTTTAAGCAACTATATACTGCTCAACATACAGCATCTGCTACATCTTTACTTCATTTAGGTGGGTGATCTACCTTTTTTCAATTAACTATTTCTAAATTTTCTAATTCAGTTTTCAATATCTCTGGAAATCTAGGTAACTCTAATCTTTCTTCATATAACAAACTTTTAAGAGTTTCATAAGGTTCTAAAGTAGTATCTACTGATAAATACTCCGCTCTTATACCTCTTTGTTTTAACTGCTGTATAGTATCAACAGATTGAAATCCATCAAGAGTTACTCTTCAAATAGTCCATCAAGCATCTTTCAACATATATATCTTTTTTCTAAATTCACTTATCATTATTTCTCACTCAGCTCAAGCAGTTACTCTCTCTACAAATTCAGTAGTTATTATTGGCCTTCATTCATTATCATATCCTTTCACTCTTACAACAGCTATTCAAGCAGCATCTCATTTTCATCATCTATTTAAAGCAAGGTCTATATGTATATAAACAGGTTGAGCTGGCGGATTATTAACATTCCAAACTCAATATTTATTCACCCTATTATACGCTTTTCAAATTGCTTTGTAAATATATTGTCTCAACTTAATAAACGCCTCAATATTACCTATCGGATAAGCTCACAAATCTCTTACTGCTTTTTCTGGTGTCAACAAAAAAGTATTATAATACTCCATAGGCACTATCCAATACAAATCATTCAACTCTCTTTTTTTAAACTCTAAATATTTTTTTTCATACTCTCATATTTCAATTCATAATTCTTTTAAATCTTCTTCCTTCAAAATTTTATAATTTTTAAAATCAAACACAAATACTTCATCTCAAAATTTACTTCTATCTTTAAATTTCCAAGTAGGACATTGAACTCAATAGATTATTTCAGGATATTCCTTACTCTGTTTATATTTTCTCACTGTAAAATCATCTTCATATCTTGGTGATGATATAATTATTATCTTACCTTTCTTACCAAATCTTGACGCTAATCTGTTTTTTAAAGTGTTATAAATTTCATCAGCTTGATCCCTCTTATCTGTTGTTTGATAAAAAGAAGCTTCATCTAATATACCGCAAAAAATATTTCTACCAATAGGTGTCGTCTCCGCACTATTTCAACTAAATAATCTTACTATCGGATAATAAGCCCCTTTTCATTCTATTATTCCTCATACCCTCATTAATTTTCTATAAAAAGTCAACTCTCTTTTCTTTATTTCTAACTTTCATTGTTGCTTTATAATCTTATTAAACCAAGGAGAATTTAAAATTAAACTCTTTATACCTTCGAATACTACTTGCTGTGCTTGTGTAGCTGTTAAACCCATATTAATTATCTCTATTGGTTTATCTCTTGTAAGTCAAAAATATTGATGCGGATCCTTCATACAAAGAATATGATGTGCTATATACGTAGCTACTACTTGTCAAAAAAATGATTTTCAACTTCATATTCACGCTAAAATTACTATTTCCTGATAATTCCTCGAAAAAGCAGCTTGTCATATTTCTATTATTTTATCATATACATCTTCTCATAATCATAAATACTCATTACTTAAACAAAATTCAGCAAAACTTGCAGGTGCTTCTACATAATAAGGGTGATATTTTAACCATAATGCTTTTTCTTCTGGTGTAGCAAAATATTTACTCCATTTTTCTAATTTCTTCATAATTTTATTTCTACTTTCTAAAAACTACAATCAAGATACTCCTGTTAATTCTTCCATTATCTCCTTTCAATCTTTTCAAACTTTACTCTCTAACTCCTTCACTTTCTCTTCCAATTTTTTATATATCTCTTCATTTACTCTCTCTGTCACTTCTATCTTCTGTGTAGGTGGCTCTATCTCTCAAACTGCTTGCTTTAACTCTATCAAATCTTTTAACATCTCCTTCATCACCTTTATCTCTTCTCTTACTTCTTTACTTGGCACTGCTAACTTCTTCTCTAACTGCAACCGATTTTCTATCCTCTGTTTTGTTAAAATTATTAATCACTCCATCTCCTCAATAGCATCTACCTTATCTTTTACCTTCGCCTTATAATAATCTTGATAAAATTCATATGCTTCATTCTTACTATAAGTAAATGCCTCTAATTCTAAAAATAACTCTCTCAATTCTCTATAAAGTCTATCCTTCTTTCTTATACTACTTTCAAAAGTATAATCATCATCATTTCAAGTAAAAGTCCCCCTCTTCTTTGCTAACTCTTTCATCTGCTTCAGTCTATTCTCTACCCGCTTCTGAAATAACGGATCACTATCATTTAAATATCTCATTATATCCAACCAATGTATTCACATTCTTATTTGCCTCATTATATCAGGCAAAAATTTACTATACAATATTCAAGTCTCTATCAACAATCTCCTCCTTTTCTTTAATTCCTTTTTCTTTCTACTTGCCATTTTAACTCTACAATTTAAATAAATAAATAACATTTTACAAAAAAACAATTGACTATAATTAATTTCAATTTTTTATTTTATTTTTCAATTTCAATAAAAAACATCTCTAAAAATTATTTCATCTCTGGTATTTTTTCTTTAGGTATATTATTTATTGTCTCCCATCAATTTAATATATCTTTAAGCACATTGTTTATATTTTGTCCTGTATTTTCACAATAAGATGTTAATTTGTCTATTTTCTTTTTTAATTCTTTATCCATATTTACCATAACGTGAACATTTCAATTAAAATTAAATACAAGAAATCATAAATCCTTCCTCTTTTCATTTTCTTTCATTATTCTACTTAATACTTCTGCTAATTGGTCTATTGTCTTTATTTCCTTTTTTGCTTTTTTTAACTTTGATTTCATCTCTTCTGGTAATACTTTTTCTATTTCTATCAACATCTTTTTTAACTCCTTCTCATCTTCTATTGCTAACATCTCATTTAATATCTCCTTCGGATATTTTTTTAACATCTCTTGATAAAGTGCTGTAAACTTTGCAGGATCTACTTTTCATTTTATAAGATTTAATCTCACTGTTATCAATTTTTGTCTATCTTCCGAATATTCTTCTTTTGGTATAACTATTGCAGGCACAGCTTCATATCATAAAGTAGCTGCTGCTTTTACTCTATGATGCCCTCATAATATTCTATACTTTCATCAATACTTCTTCTGCTCTTCTTCTGGTAATTCTATAACTTGTATAGGTTCTATAAATCAATCTTTTTGTATGCTCTCTACTAAATAATCAAATTTTTTTCATTTTAAAACATTTACATTCCACTCTGCTTCTACCAACTCCTTAATTGGCACTATTCTTTGTTCATAAACCTTTGGTGTGTTTAATTCTATCATTTTTTTATTTATCTTTTAAAAATTTAAAAATTTTAACATCTATATCTCTTCTTTTTAATCAATTCTCTATTACTTCCTCTATTATTTCATTATCAGCTCATTTCCTCAATAAAAACAATACTTCCTCTATAATTTTATTCAATTGTTTTACTTCAAGTTCTTTTATCTTCATATCTTCTATCTCTCTTCTTGCCTCTATTAATTTATCATAATAATACTCCATTTCTTCATTCTTTTTTATAAAACTTTTTGCTAATCATCACTCTAATACCACTACCTTTCATCAACATTTTCTACAAATAGTATCTTCAGATACATCTTCTCTATCTATTTCCCAACAATTTTCACATAAATATACTTTTTCATTTTCTCCCATTTCTATATTTTTTTAATTATCTAAAAGTTCAACTATTTCTAAAAGCTCTTCATAAGATAGCTTATCTATCTCTTCCTTTACTCTCTTCCTCACTTCCTCTACTAAAATACCACAATCTTCTTTTACAGCATCTACTATACCTATAAATTCATATAAATTTATTTCATCTTTCTCTTTTATATAATCATATAAAGCAGTTCTTAAACACTTATTCTTTGTTAATTTTACAATAAGTTTCATTAAATCAGATTTACTTCATTTCACTTCTATTTTTCTTTTTTCTTTCATACTTTTCACTTTAAAAACTAAATATCATTTATATCTAATTCTTTTCTCTCTAATTTTTCTTTCGTGCTATTTCATAAACACACTTTCCGCATATCTCTTATCTCTTTTAAAGTCTTTCAATAATACGGGTTTTCAAAAATTGGTAACGGATTTTTTCATATATCTTTTGCTCATATACATTTTGCTGCCTTATATAATTGAAATTGACTTAATGATTGTGACTTCAATCTTGATGCTAATTCAAATGTCTTACTTATCTTCTTCATAGTAGCTATAAGTTTTGCCCGTTCTATTTGCTTTTCTTTTCTCAAAACCTTAAAAGCGTCTTTCACTAATTGTATATTTCATCTTCACAATTTTGTAGCATCATTCTCTTTCTCTACTACCTCCTGAAAATAATTCCTATACTTCATAGCAACAACTTTTACATCATATTCATCTTTTATATACTTTCTCATAAACTCTGTCTTTTCTCGTGCTTCCTCATAATTTTCTATAATCCATCTTAACATTGCTCTTGCCTCATCTATATTCTTATAAATAAACGGATATTCTTTTGGTATCCAACTTCTAACCCGATCATAATCAGGAAAAACTAAAATCACTCACGCATACAACATCTCCATATATCATACTGGAAAACCTTCTGTCTTACTAGCTACTAATCAAACGTGACATTTAGTGGCTTTCTTTAAATAATCTTCTCTTCATTGATTTTCAAAAATTTTAGCAAAATCTAGCCTTTTTAAACTTTCAGATACACTTTTCTGATTTCAAATAGCTCATCAAGTAGTTATCCAAACATCTACATCATATCAACCAGCTTTTATATAAAAATATTCATTAAAAATTATATCTGTCTTCTTTCAATCATTTATTCTTCCTCAATAATAAAGCGTTTTAACCTGTCTCTTCCCTTCTAATCAAACTTTTATCTTATCTATATACTCTGTATCTACTCATAAAGGCAATACCTTTGCTTTTTTAAGAAACTCATCTAATACACTTCACCTAAAATATTTAGTTAATTGTCTTAAAGCCGCCATTTTCTCGTGTTCTCATAAAAAAATCGGATAACCTAAAATATATCAAAAATTATAAAGAATATATCACACTGGGTTTATTTTCTCCTCTCTCTCCTCCCAAACTTTTTGCTCTAAAATAAAAATTGGTATATCTTGATACTGACTTCTTAAATCTACTATTCATCTCTTCATAGAATACACAATTTCTGGACTATGAACAAAAACACAATCTATCGGATACAATCAAAACATTTGATTAAAATACGAAGCAAACTCCTTAAAATCAAAATTAAATACATAATTATAAAAATCAAACTTAAACACTTCTTGCTCTACATATGAAACTTTCCACTCTAATCATCTTTTTTCCATTCTTTTTCTTATCGCTTGCATTATCTCACTATCTGAAAACCAATAAAAAAAATCTTCTTCTGGTGTATAAGCTACGAGATCTTCCATCGCTAAATATCAACTATTAGAATTCAACCTCTTTAATCACACAAGTGGCACATTTACTATTCTCATTTTAACATTTATTTAACACATCTAAAACATCTTTTTATTTTTTCTCATCTTTTTGGCTTTTATTGTCAACATTATAACTAAATCTTTCATCAATTCAATAAAATAAACTCTTCATTATCATTGTTTCTTGTAAATGCCTTTTCCGACATATAGGTCAAAATCATCTTTTCATACTTACTGGATCTTTTAATGGTCTATTACATCTTATACACCTTATATACTTTTTCATTTTTTTAAAAAAACAAAAAGATAAAAAGATACAACTTATCTAACTCCTCTCAATATTTTTTCCAAAATTCCTCCGCTGTTATCTTTCATTTCATATAATCCAAATAATTTCTTATCATATCCATATAAAATTTTACTAATCTATATATTAAAGCTTTCGCTTTCATCTCTTTTGCTCTTTCAAAATATTCATCTATCTTCTTAATAAACTTTTCTATTTCATCTCTTCCTTCTAACTTACTATAAACTTCTTTAAAAAGTAACTTAACTTCATTATATGCACTTATCCGTTGTTGTAATTCTTCGTCTATCATTTTTTCTATTTTTTCCTTTTCCATTTTTTGATTTTTTTAAAGATGTAAAATTCATTTTTTATAATCTCTTATAAGTTGTTTTCTTAAAGAGTTAAGATCATCTACAATTCAAACAACCTTTCATACTCAATAATTAATCTCTATGAAATATCCTAAACTTTTTCTAATAAACAAATTCCCCACCTGTATAGTATCAAAATCTTTTAATTCCTTCACTCTTTTTATAACTTTTTCTTCTATAATTCTTTCTATGTTTGTCATCTTATTTACTTTAAAAGAATAAATTCTGGAGCATCTATTATCCTTAATACTTCTCTTATTTTTGTAGTCCAAGTAGTTGCTTGATAGCCATCACCATCTATTCTAATAATATATCTTCCATCTCAACTTTTAATTATCTCTGCTTTTTCATCTCTATCTAAATATCCAACTCTTATTGTTTTCATTATTCATAATTTCTTAATTTTTTCCTTTAATTCTTCTTTTGTGATTTCTCTAATTTTTTCCATTTTTTGATTTTTTAAGATTTAAATTGTTGTTTTTATTATAATCAAGTATTTTTCATTGTCAAGTAAAAATTCATTTAAAAACTTTTAAAATAAAGATAGCTGTTTAATAATTCTCTTCTTACCATCATCTTTTGTAGTATAATTAACATCTATCTTATCTTCTTTCACTTGTATTTTATCTGTCATTATTCTTTTATTAAAAAATCCTCTTTTGTTGTAATAACTTATAGTTCAATTAAATAAAAGCTTGTCTGTAATATCAATTATATAAGGCACCTGTATACTTCATAAAAGCGGCATTGTAGCTAATACCTTAAAAACTTTTCAAGTTAAACTATTTCAGTTAAATACTATTCAAGTTAATCAATGTAGTTGCAAATTTATAGCTGTCATTAAAAAACATCTTTCGTCTATATCTACTGCCATAAATAACACATCTTTTTTCCTATCCTTTAACATCTTACCCGCTAATAATAGCATTCTTCAACTACCACTTGCTGGATCTGATATTGTGATCTTCTTTCCTTTCTCTACTTCTCATAAAGTTATCCTTGTCATAAATTCTACTACATTGTAAGGAGTAAAAAATTGTCAATGTTCTCAATGAGTTATATACTGCTCATATATACTTCATAGTATATCATAATACTGATTTTCTTCCTGTAATTCTATAAACTTATTTAAAGCTTCTCATAAAATCTTACCTTCCTCTGCTGTATAACTATCTAACACTTTCTTATATTCTTCTATTTTTGCTCCTGATAAAAACCAAACAATTCATTTTAACCAATCTTCAAATACTTTATGAAAACTTCTTTTAGTTGCTACTCTTTCAAGTATTTTTACTATCTCTTTTTCTACTCCTCTATTCATCTCTATTTTTTAAAAAATAAAAAAACCACTATTTAAGTGGCATTAATTCTTTGATTGCATCTATATATCATCTTATATATCAAATCTCCCAATTAGCATTTTCCCTGCTATCATCTGATTTTTCTACTAACACTTTATTTACTAACCGAAATACTTCATAAACCTTCTCTTTATCCCATTTATAAACATCTCCTTTTTGATAATTTGCTAAAATCTTTTCCAAATCTTTATCATCTATATTATCATAACTTCTATCCAAAATGTAATCTAATTGCTCTCTGATAATCTCAAATTCCTTTTTTTCTATAATTTTTTCTAATTTTTCCATTTTTTATTTTTTAAAGATGTAAAATAAAAAAAGAGGACTACTCATTGTCCTCTTTTAATCCCATTCTCCAATCTGATAAATCTACACTTTCTTCTATAAATCTCCTCCATTCACTTTCTCATATCCAACTTCTTATCATCTTTAATACATACTTATAATCCCATAATCCTTCTTCCAATTCTTCATCGAATTTTTCTACTAAATCTATCTTTTTTTCCATTTTTTGATTTTTTTAAAGATTTAAATTGTTGCTTTTATTATAATCAGATTATTTTCATTGTCAAGTTTTTTTTACTCTATTTTTTATTTTGAGCTTCATTCTTTAATAATAACTCTCTTTGATAACAACTACTACATACTAGGTATCACAATCAAAACTTTGTATGATATTGCTTACTTGTATAGCTGTCTCCATACTTTATCTTTTTTCAACAATTTATACACTCTATCTCTCTATCTAAATCATCTGTATATAAAACCGTATCTCTTTCTAACTCTATTTCTTCATAAGCTCTTTTGAAAAAATCCCGTTTATAACATCTTATTTTCTTTTTGTTCATCTTCTATTTTTCTTAAATTTTAAATCATATTTGATAATCTGGTTTATTAACTTCTTACACTCTTGTTTCATATACTCCATATCCTTATAAGTTCACTCTATTATATCTCAAAATACTTCATAATGATTTCCAACTTTTAATAAATAAACATCATTGCTATGAGCAGCATCAAATCATAAAATCCAATACTGGTCTGTTATTTTAAAACTTCAAATACCTCACTTTCAACTAAATGTAAGTCATCAATGGATTTCTATTCAATCAATCTCATCATAATGCTTTCAATATAATTTGTTTGTTTTAGGCACTAATACATATCAACATAGCCATCAATACTCTTGAGGTCTTCTAATTATATAAAGATAACCTCTATGCTTCCCTAAATAGTAATTCCCTTCCTTTTCTATTTTTTCTATTAATCCTTTTATTGTCATCATAACTTTCTTTTAAGAAATAAAACAATATGATTATAAATCATCTTCTTCATAATTTTTTCATTAATATATCACTTTTCTACTACCTTCCACTGTTTATATAACTCATCAAAAACATCTTTTCCTCTTCTTTTATCCTTTAAAGCTATATATAATACACTATAAGCATAATCTATTACTTCTTGCTCTGTTAATACTGGATTGTCAAAAGTTTTATACCGCTTTTTTAAATTTTCTAATAATTTTTTATTTACACCCCTTTTCATTTTTTAATTTTTTTTAAAAATTTAAAGTGTTTTTATTATACTTAAATAATTTTCTTTGTCAAGTTTTTATCTTTTTCACCCGTAAACTACTTTTTTTATCATCTTTCTTTTAAGCCGTGCTAAATTAGACCTTAACCATCAAGTATATCATTTGTATCAATTATATGTCTTATAAAGGCACTTAAATCTCCTTTCATTCGTTTTGCTCCGCTTTCGATCACATAGATTTTTCATTCTTACTCTTATTAATCAAAGAGCAACACCTAATTGATACCTAAATAATCACTCCTTATTATTCCATAATTTCCAACTCTTATAATACGCCTCCTTATGTATTCTATTAATCTGGAATGGACCAACATCATATCAATTAAAACACCTGCCATCAGGAGCATTACACTCCATACTCCTGATAGCTAGTAAATCAAGTGCTTCTGTTATAGTTATCTGTCATTTTCTTATATACTCATTTATTATATCACATTGCCGCTTATAAATTAGCACTGCTTGTGTATATCAAGCAAATTTAACTACTCATTTATAATCTACACAATTTAAGATACTTGTCTTATTCACTCTTACTTTATTTTCTCTATAATCTCCGAATACAAGAGAAGTCACAATCATTATTAATCAAAAGATTATTGATACTATTCAGATAATTTTTAAAGCATTTAAAAACAACTCTTCTATTTTATATTTAATCCACTTATTTTTCACTATTTGTGCTGTTTTGTAATCCAATTTGTAAAGAATACTCATCAATTTTATAAATCCTTCTTTGTCTAATTTTCTTAAAAATCTTTCATCTTTTACTTTGTCTAATAATTCATTCAATTTATCTAATTTGTTTCCATATCTCATCTCAAATTTTCTTTAAAGATGTAAAAATAAACTTCGTAATTAAAGAAACATAAGAATAAATTAAAGTAGCTTGTCTTACAAAATCTCTTTTAAATTCTCAAGATAATATCCAAAGCTTTATATCTTCTTTCATTTGTGACACTCTTCTTCTTTTAAATTCTCTTTTTCTAATTTTTGTGTAAATTTCCCGATTTTTTTCCAATTTAAGCTTAATTTGTTTTCCCTTTTCTGTGATTTTTCCCATCTTTATTCATTGTTAAGATATAAAAACTTTTGACAAATAATAGCTTGCTCTACATTTGTTTTCATCATCTCTTGCTCTTCCTTTGTAGGTCTATAAATATCATCTCATCATCAACACTCTGTAAAATCTTTACTACAATGTTGATAAAGATAAGAAGCTACCAAAATCTTATCATAGCAATAATCCTGCAACCATTGCGGTGTCTTAATGTGTAGCAAGCTGATTAACTTGAAGATTAAAAGTAATGTTGTAGTTTCCATTTTTCTATTTTTTTTAAAGATTTAAAAGTATTTTTATTATATTCAGATTATTTTCTTTGTCAAGTTTTTTTCATTTTTTTCATAAAAAAAGAGCACCTACTTAATTAAATGAATATGTAGGTGCTCTACACTTGCATCATCTGTTTTTCAATAAACTCTTCATAAAATCTTATATCACTTATTCGTATATTTTTCTAAAATTCGTTTTAACTCTATCCATTCTTCTACACTCAACTCTCAATAAGTTGTTTTATGCTTAATAGGTATAATTAACAAATGATCTGTTGCATTCATATAAGGAAATTGATTTTTCACAATCTTCCACTTCATAAAATTTTCTACACTCTCTTTAACATTACAAAAAGGACACTCCGATAAATCTATCCGCTTGGTATAATCATAAAGCCTTCAATAAATGGCACAAATTTTCTTTCAAACTATTTTTTCAGCAAGTTTAATTAATATTTCTGCTGTTTTTTCTCTAATTCTATCAGTTATTTTTCTTTCCATTTTCATTATTTAAAGACTTAAAATCAATCTCCATAAGTATATCAATTATTTCTTTTCAATATTTTTTAGCAATCCACTCCTTTTGTCTTGTTAACGCTCTCTTTACTACATTACTCGTGCTTATATTCCGTCTCTCTCTTACATTTCATTCTGGTAATTTCCTTTGATCCTCAAAAGTTACTACTATGGGTTTTGTTTTACTATTCGTTCATCTTATCAATTTTTTAGCAACTCTCAAATATCTTCAAAAATCAAAGTATTCCTGATGACTTATTCGATAGTCTGGCTCTATATATAACATTAAATCAGATGGATATAAATTTATATCAATATCCCGAGTAAAAACATAATCTACATACTTATTTGCTCTTCGTTGATATTTTTTCTCTTCATCTCTTAAAATAGATAATTTTCATTTTCTTTTTAAAGTTCTTTTCTCCCTTTCTAATCAAACTATTACAAACAACTCATCATCTTTCAAATTAAACTTCTTCTTTACTTTCTCTATTCAAGCTTTTACATAATTAATATGTCACGGCAACATTAAGTCTCAAGTCATACAAATAATTAATACTTTTTTCCCCTCTTTTTGTGCTTTTTCTACTACTGATTTAACTTTCTTTATTTCATCATCTATATATTTTTCTACTATCAATGCTTTTCATAACAATTTTTTAAAAGTTTTCTCTAATGGTTTATTTCATTTTACTATTTCTAATTGTTTTTTATACCTATCCACTAACATCACCTAATAAAATTAATGAATTAAATCTTGTAATTACAAGATTACTTAAATCAATACAATCAACTTTAATCTTCAAAGGTAACTCAAATCGCATTTTTTCTCACTGATATACTTTTACACTTACCACTATAACTCAATCTAATTCTAAAAAAGAAGCATCACCTATAAACTTCAAACCTTCATACTCACTTTCTAAATGTAACTCAATTTTATTGTATCAATAATTGCTTACTATCTCCTGTATATCATTAATAAATGTAACTAAATACTTTACAATTCTTTGCTTATTAATTACTTTCATTCACTCTTTTTTTTAGTATTTAAATTTTTCTCTAATTCTTCTACTTTCTTCTCATAATATTCTATCATTTCTTTTAACTCTTGCTTCGTATACCTCTTTACACTATGTGCCTTCCTTTCTAATTCATCTATAAACTTTTCTCAATACTCTTTTATCATCTTTCTTGTATAAACTATATAGTTTCATCACTTCATAATATTACAGCTATAACATTGTGGTCTACAATTATCCTCATCTCGTCTTGTAGCATTATGTCTTCTTGAAAAAAAATGTCAACATTGTATCTCTTTCCGCGGCATTCTCTTTCAACAAGTATAACAAGCTACGTATCAATTAGGATCAGCATACTTCAATCTTATATATTTAGAAAAAACACTATCTAACTTCTTTTTTAAAGAAGAAATAGTCTCTTTCTTTTTCTTTCATCTTATTTTTTTTCTTTTCATTTTCATTTGAAAAAATTAAATACTAAATTCCATCTTGGCCTCTTTGTCTTTTTATCCTTCTTCACTTTTCATCTTTTATCTCACTTTGCCTCTTTTTCTAATGGTTTAGTATAGTTACTTCTTGCTACCTCTAATAATCACAACACAAATAAATCATAAGGTATTAATTTATCTGTTATATATTTTTTCATTATTTCTACAGCTTCTTCTAACAATTTATCTCAATCTTTATCTACATCATTTGTCTGTAAAAATTTAAACCAATTATATCACATTAAAACCCAAAACTCATCTATATATCCATCAATTAATCTTTCTATACTTCTTTTATACCAACTTTTTAATGTCTCATCACATTCCTCATTAATAAGTGTATCATAAAGTCTTACCTTATCTTCTATCTCTTCTTTTGTTTTTACAGGCTGATAAATAGTAAACCAATTAAATAAATCAGTTAAGACTGCCTTTATATCAATATTTTCTATCCTTGTCACATCTTTACTTTTATACAATTCATTTAGATACTTATTATACTTCTTGTAGTTCATATCTCTTAAAATCCTCCTTACTTTAATATCATCTGCTTCAAATATAAAATACCTCTCTCAATTAATTCTCATAACCCTTACTATTACATCAAAGATACCTCATAATTTATCAATTTGTATTCTTTTCATCGCTTTTATAATTAAGAAATAAAAAATTTTTAAATTTATCACCATAAAAACATTACCTATACCCTCCATCTTTCAATTTATATTCTTCTAACTTCAACATCAAATTCTCTTTATTTAAATATAATCATAAGTTAAAAGAGCATCATCTATCCATCTTCATTCTTCAAATATTTGTAAAACAATCAAATCATTTTCTACTATCTTTCACTGTTCTTTCATACTTCTTAAAATTTCTTTTAATCTACCATACTTTCAATTTCACTCTATAAAACGATAATTATTAATTTTAACCCTATATTTTTTCTTTATTCTACTCATTTTAAAATAAATTAAAATCTAAAAATTTTTATAAATTTTTCACGCCATTTTTTCTAATTCTTCATCTCTCCTTTCTGGATCTAAATTCCCATATTTTTGTCGCTCCAATTCCATATAAGCATTTCAATAGCCCGTGCCACTATACCTTGTATCTAATTTATATCACTCCTTCTTGAGTTTCCTTCAAGTTTTTGAGTGTGTATCTAAAGCTATCCTTGGTAAAATAATTTTTCACTTTTTCCTATACTCCTTTTTATATTTTTTTTCTATTTCCATCGCTAAATCCAAAGCGTGTAACCAAGCTATTCATTCCATCTCTTTTGTGCTATAAACTTCATCTCATATTTTTCTACACTTCCATATTGTTTCAAATCTCTTTCTAAACCGCCCACACCAAAATATAGTTCTCCGAAAAATATTCATATCTCCTTCACCCGTATACACCTTCTCCCATTCTCATCTATCATTTTTCTTCCATTGAAAAGCTGTTTTATCATAATCTTCTACTGCTCTTCCTACTCTTTCTATCATCTCTAAACTTCCATCTTCATAAGCAAATATTAATGCTCTTTTTAGAACATAACTCTTACTCAATATTTTTTCACTTACTAAAAATTGAGCAAGTCACATTGCTTGCTCTATTTTACTTAATCTCCATAATTTAATAATAGCACTTATACCATCACTCCTTAAATTTTCTCCATCAACTTCTATATACATCGGTAACTCCTTTTTTTCTGTTTCATTAAAAAGTGTTTCCATTTTTTGATTTTTTTAAAGATTTAAAAGTGTTTTTATTATATTCAGATTATTTTCTTTGTCAAGTTTTTTTATAAAAAAAATAAAAAGAAAAACCCCCCTTAACAAGGGGGGATTAATTATTCTTCCACAATCAAACTTAAAGGTTGTCAAAAACCTAAAAATTGCGGTATATGTCACTCTATAATAATACTTTTATTATACTTTATACTCAAATCAAGATTTTCTAAATCTGTTACTAATCACTCAAAAAATAAATTTCAATCAATATATAACTTGATCTCTCTATTAAACTTATACCCAGTATGTCAAATATTATTTAAAATAATCTTTTTTAAAATTCATCTTCAATAATGTTCTAGAAGTTTACCCCAAAGAATATATCTTTTAAAAGTCTTATCTGTATAATCCAACTCGTCAGTTAAACAATAAAACTCTGGCACTTGCTTACCGAATAACAAAACATTATTTGATCCATAAGCTAACCCTATTCTATTTACAACCATTTCTCAAGTATCATAATGTCTTATCTGTAAGTGTTGATTAAAAGATACATCAAGAGTAAATTTATACTTTTCATTAACAATAAATACATTATTATCATTATAATCTCACCTATATCTTGGTGGATTTCAAGTATAATCATACCAATATAAATCACATACTCTTTTCCATCAGTTTACAGCTTCTAAAGCATTTTCAAATAATCTACTATCACCATATTTTAAATATAAAACTCATCTCTCATCGTCACTACAAATAAATCAAGTCTGATAATCATCAAACCGTCAATTAATTTCAGTTGCCATAGTTAATTGATAATCTATTACATTTCATAACTCATCAAGTATAATCCCTCACCAATAATCTCAACCATTAACTGACCATACATTTTTATCCTTATAAAATACATTATTAGAAATTGCCGTTATTTCTGTTTCATACCATTTAAAATCATTATTATAATCAGCTCATCTTCAATTTCGTATTCTAATAAAATACCTCTTTTTCTTTTTATTATAATATACTCAACTAGGTATAATTCTTCTTATTGCTACATCAAGTGGCACACTCATAGCAACATCTCTTTTTATTCTTCTTTCAAAAGAAATTTCTTCATCTGGAATAGTTAATTGTTTCACAATAGTATTACTAAAAGGGTCATAGTGTATAATATTTATAAAAGGATACCTATAATATCCATCCCACATCTTAGGCACAAAAATTAAATTTCAATTTTCATCTTGTGGTATGTTTTGTCATTCAGTCCACATATTTGGCGGCAAATATATAACTCATTTTTGTTTTCAATCTTTACTTTTCCAGTATAAATTCATAGAAACTCATACTGCTCATCTATTTACCCATACAATTCTTCAAGTTTTTGTCATATAAACTCAATTAGGAAGCGAAGAATATCATAAATTTTTTCTTAAAACTTCTACTTTAACATCATAATAAGCAGGATCTCCTGCAGACTTCACTTCAATTGTAAATAAAAGAGGCCTATCTCTAAATTCGCCATCTTGAAAAGCATCATTACTACTAGAAGCTTGATTAACCAAATATCCATTTCAACTTCTTAAAGGACATCTTAATACTTCTATTTTATTTGTAGAAAGTATTCTATAAGAAAAATAACTTCTCTGTAATCTATATAATAGTTGCGTATATATATTACTTCAATCTCTTACTAAAAAAGTAATATTTCCTCAACTATTATAATAAGCACCTCAAAAAACAATTATTATATTTTTATTAGGATTAGCAGGATCATCAGGATCAGGCATTATTACGTGTTTAACATTAAAATGACTACCTGAAGGACTATATCTATTATCGTTAGGCACTTGATATAACTGAACCAAACTATTATTACTATCTATTCTATACATATAAGCATTATCATTATCATTATTGTTTGGGTGTGCTATTATATACAAATAATCATCATCTGTCTTTTCTCAAATTGACCGAATTGTAAAATATCAATTTGTTCAAACTACATCGTGCCAATTATTATCAGTTTCATCAAAATAAATTAATTTATTTTCTGTTGAACTCCATCTATTATTTCATCTCTTCACAATAAACAAATAAATTCTTCAAAACTTTTCAAATATACTTAATCAATAATTATAATCTGAATTATAGGTATCCTTATCCATAAAAGGAATATTTATTTCTTCCCAAGTATTATCTGACTTTTTTCTCCTCCATAAAACATATTGTCTACTTTTATACGCGTCTCTATGTCTTGGAATAAGATAATATACATAGTCTGTAGTTTCTTGAACTTCCATACCTTTATAATCCATAAAATTTACAGTTAATCTACTATTCCTTATTTTAATCGTATCATTTTCCAATCAAACAAGAAAATCATCAGGATAATCAATAGGATTTACATAAGTATTATTATCTCTATCAAACTCCCAATGTTTGTAATGATTGTTATTAAAAAAATTCTTTAAATCTAAAGGATTATAACTACCTCAATAATTGTCATCATCCATCAAAAGAGTTTGCGGATAATAATATATCCTATCTTCATACACAGTTTCTTCTCGTGTTCTTCAATTGTCATCATCAGAATTTTTTCATCTTACTAAATCAGAAAAATCTATATCAAAATTTCACACTACACTTCTTTTTTCAGTCAATAATTTAAATGGCTTCTTTATAACATTTCAGGTTTGTCAACCTACCAAAACATTTACTGACATTTTTAAATCGTTTAAAAATTAAAATTTTAACATTCTTAATAATCTAAACTGCTCTCAATATTTCTCTCACCATCAATATCAACAATACAGAGCATATTCAATTATTCACTTCTCATTTGCCCAACTTTCATTATTATACTGACTTTTATATTTCTTAAAAGCTTCTATTTTCTTCTTCAAATGTTTTTCTTCTAAAAATTCAACTACATTCGGGATCCATCATTCAGGATACCATATCAATGGTGGATATCAATACTCATAAACTTCTGGAACATTATACCTCTTCTTTAAACTTATCCTCAAGGCTGTTAAAGCAACTTTATTTACTATCTCGTGATCCTGATGAACCGATTTAGCTGGAATATACACTTTATGAGGCTTAAAATTATTTATCTCTTTATCAATTTTATTTACCATCAATCAATATTCTATAGTATACAATTTAGTATCCATTCAAGGAAATAAAGGTTTTTCATATGATGCTCATAACACTTTCATTGCCTCATAAAACTCTTTTTCTCTTATATCATTCTCTGGAGTAGTAAATAAAAGCACTCTTATATCATTTCAATCTTCCACATATTTAGCAATAGTTCAACCCATTCAAAGAGTTTCATCATCTGCGTGTGGTGTCAATACTAATATTCTCATCTTCTTTTGATTTTAAACAAATAAAAAATTTTTTCAAGTTCTATTTTTTTTTATATAAACCTAACTTATATTGTTATTATTCATTTAAATCTAATTCAAGACAAACAATATAACTGAAATCACTCTAAAACTTTATAAAGATTTCAAAAATCCTGTAAAATATAATCTAAACTACTTAATCAAGGTATAAAATACTTATATTCCTTTTGTTTATAAGGCAAAAACTCAAAATCATATACTAAAATAGGAGGCATATACTTTACAGCATCATCTTTAACCATATACTCAAAAGTTCAAAAATTAGAATTAACAAACACAACTCTTCTTTTCATAAAATCAACCCGCTCTTCAAAACTAGCTCACTTTTTATTTAATAATTCTACTTCATTTTCTATCTCAACTATATTAGGATTTTCTACTCACATTCAATAAGTCTTCCTAAATATGTTTTCAAAATTATACTCTGTTATATTCCTCATATCTTTCAAAATATTTATAAGCAATGTAACTAATTTATAAGTCTTCTTTCACTCCTTCTCATAATCACTGCTTTTTACAAACTCAATATAAAACCAATCTCTTAAAATAAACTCATTAACATCTGACAAATATTGTCAACTATCAATAAATTTTATTAATTTCTCTAATAAAACTGAATACTTAATATTGTAGTATCTAGGCAGTATATCTAAATTGTGTCAAATTACTAACTTCTCATTTATTGGCTCTATCTTATCTTTGTTTTTTAGTTTTAATCAAATCTCTATGATATTTTTCTTATCTCTTATCTTATTTTTTTCTACTCGTGTTCATCTCTCAAACTGGTAATCATCAAGACTAATAAATAAATCACTGATATATATTTTTGCCATATATTTAGCCCACGGAAAAAAATGCGGTTGGTGAGCACTTATTATTAATCTATCTCATCTTAAAGTCTCTAACATAATCTTTTGAAATTCTTTACTGTCTGGTGTATAAAATTTCATATTATCTGGCAAGTAAAATTCACTACCTTTATATAATACTATCATCTGTAGTAAGGATTAGGTGATAAATACTTTGCTGCTATAACTGTTTTCCTATCTGGACTTAAAATTTTTCATCAAATTATATAAAAATCATCTCTATCTGGTGCTAACATAGCAACTACACTACTAACTAAATAAATAACTCCTTCTTTTTTGGGTAATAATTTTTCTATAACTTCATTTCATTTAAATTTCTTTATTTTTACTTCTATCTTCTTTCAATTATATTCTATATATCATAAGTCCTTCAAATCTTCACTTAATACTATTCTAATATCAGAAGGGGGGATCGTAATAATCTCCCCCTCGCTTGTAAGTATATCTATATTATGTCAAGTTACATTTATTATCTTCATCTTTCTACCTCATTTAAAAACTAAAATATTTTTAAACATCTATTAAAAAATTTTCCAAAATTTATACCACTTTCTATTATTAAAAACTCAATCTAATAATCTCTTATATTTTTTATAATCTCTAAATTGCTCTTTCTTTAATAAAGAAGGTATAACTTCTTTTTTAATTTTCCATTTTTTCTTTGGTGCCATTCTATTTTTAGGATTTTCCACTTTTATTGATATTAAAAATCATTTTTTTCACAATTCAGACAATCTTGGTCAAGCCTCATATCAAACAAATAATTCTCATAATCAATACTGCATAAAATCTTCTGGTCTAAATCGTCTATCTGGATAGTTTAACATAGTTATTAAAATTTTCCATTTTTGTGTGTTTCTTTTTATCTCTCTCATCTCCTTTAATAGTTAAATTATAAAATAACTTTTATAACTGCTAAAAAACCAAAAAAGATGTAAATAATTCCAAAGAATACTTTAGCAAATACTACATAGTCTTCATCATATCTTAAATTAACAGACCATAGAAAGAAACATCATAATAATATAGCAATAACTCCTGCTGCTTGTCTTATTGTTATAATATGAAGAACTGCCAATATTATGTCTATTAGTGTAACTGCTACTATAAACATTGTTATTTAAAATTAAAAATATAAAATTAACTCAATATTTCTTGTTTTTCTCTTTGATTAAGATGATACAATGAGCTATCTACAGCCTTCCAGAAATAATTCGCTCATTGTATTTTTGCCTTTCATAGACTTATATACTTATCTAATTTTAACAACAACTCTCTATCTTTTTCTAAATCTTTTTGAACTCTCGCTTCTATCTCTTTAACTGTCATCTTCTTTTCTCAACTTTTATATTCCAATATCTTATCTGCCTCCTTCTTCTTAAGATCTTCTTTCATAAATCATTTTTCTACTTCCAATTGTGTTATATAAGTAATTAACTCATCTATTAAAAAAGAATATTCTCTAAAATCATCTATATTAGGTGCAACTCTTAATTTATTCCTTAATTTGTCTATTTCTTTAATAGTATTAAGCACCTGTTGTATATAATCTTTTAGTGTCATTTGATTTAATTTAGCTAAAAACTAAAAAGGTATTTCTTCTTCCTCTACTGGTTTATCTAATCCTTTTAAACTATTATTTACTGGTTTATTAAAATCTTCCTTTAATTTTTCAATTGCTTTATCTTGTGTAAATCACTCTTTTAATAATTCATTTATTCTTTTCTGTTCTTCATAGCTTAACGCTACTCAATATTTCTTTTTAGAATAATCATACACTTTTTTACTTATTCCTTCTCAACTTATATCACTTTTATATTCTTCATTTACCGCATTATCAAGAGATTGTTTCTCTTTTAAATTTACCTTACTTGTTTCCGCTTCTTGTGTAGCATCAATAATTTCATCAGCTGTTACCGCCCCTCAAAACTCTATCCCATATCAAAGATAACTTAATGCCTTACCAAGAGCTATTGACTGACACTTTTCTAAAGCTTTTATATTATCTACTATCTCTCCCTTTTTATTTTTTAATTTCTTTTTCACTTCAGCTATACCTATACTCTGTATATCTCTTCAATCTCTTTCAACTTTTAAAATTGCTTTCACTATAACGCTTTCTTCATCATTTTTTAAAATCTCAAAATCTATTAATCTTATATCTTGCTTCGCTAAATAAATTTTTCACTCTACCTTTAAATAATAATTTTCTTTCGTTTCCCACTCTCACGTTTGTTCATTAAAGAAAGCACTTCTAATTTTAATTAAAAATCCCTTTTGTTCTAATTCTTTTTTAAGTTTTTCCATTTTTTGATTGTTTTTAAAATATAAAAGTGTTTTTATTATATTCAGATTATTTTCTTTGTCAAGTTTTTTTT